CAATCAGGTTATTACCACCTGCAGGGATAATATAAAAATAATCTTTAGTGCCAACCAAAATCCACGTTCGCTGCGAAACTGTGGGTGCAGCGCTTTCACTTTGCCCATTGGTAGCAAAATAGTAATACCACTTTGCCCATCCATTTATTGCAGTTGTTCCACTCCCCGTACCCACCCAGTTCTTATTGGGTGCTGCACTATCATACGGAGCCTGAACCCCAAGCATTGTGTCGATATCCGTCATATCTTCAACAATACCGACCTTGGCAAATTTGGCATACGTTGCTGTATAAGCAGGATCCAGCTCATCCACAACGCGTAGAAATGGCCGACTTGGCAGCAATGTGTTTTTAGAACGGTATGCTCCTTTGCCACCTGTCGCGCTAGTGCTACTAAATGGTTTTTCCCAACCAAGAGCAGCAAGTTTAGCGGTAATAAAGCCTGTTGCTGGTGATACAGTTGGGGCAGAAGCTAATTGAAATGTAATTGTGGTTGAATTGGGAACAGTGAGTACTCGAGTTTCGACGTTATATTCAGACTGGTTAGCACCTTCTATCTGAATTACCTGATATGACATTAAGTTATGTGCAGCATTAAACACAGCAGTCACAGTCGTTCCTGCTGCTGTAAGTGAACTTATTGCACCAATCTGAATCCCATTAATTAAACACGCATCAAGTACACTTAACATGCAACCAAAGTTATTGGTTAATTGAGGTGCATTATTATTGGTATGCATATAAAACTTAATACCGGTATTAGCCGTCATTTTCCTTAACCTCTATCAATGCACCATATACATCTTCATTCTTCCAATAACCCTTTTTATCGTGCCACATTGAGTAATCCTGAAATGCAACTTGTTCCCCTCGCTGATTCACTTCCTGATGCATAAAATCAACAATCCACTCCATGACATTCCCAATAGAGCGACCTGTTTTCTCTGTAGCATACATCTGAAATTTAGGAATATTTAATAAGGTATTCCAATCGATCTTGACTTCATCAGCGGCATATAAATCCGCCTTAAAGCCAGCTACACTTACAGATTGTGTAGGCGGCTTACTCCCTATCTCACTCATATCACCATCCTTACTTAGACTTTGAAGATTTTGTTCGTTCCGTTATCCCAAGTCACAATAATGTCACCACCGTTTGGTGTGATTGGTAAGCCTGTTGCTGTGTCAATGTACGCAACAAGTGGACTGGTGTTCTCACTACCCGAATCGATATACACAAGAATGGCTTCGATTGAGTTGCCAGAAACGGCTGTGAAAGTTACATCTGCTGCATCTGCTGCACCACCAGCAGTAGACTTAGCAGACATTAAGACTGGACCAGCAACACGTGCAGAGGTAGGAATATCTGATAAGTATTGATGAACGGAAGTTTGAGGGGTGTATGCACCTGTATCCACCAAAATACATTTGACGGTATCTGTCATCCAGTTAATTTGTGCTTCTAAAAAACGCTGACGCGCAAAATCATAGAGTGTGTTGGCCATGCTTGGATCGCTCTTTAATATTAAATAACCTTGATTTTGATTATCTGTGGTGGTCAAGAGGTCGCGCCAACCCTACAGGCGTAAAAAAAGCCCCGTCTGGGGCCTATGGGAAAAATGGCTCTACATGCTGCGGCACATCTTCACGCGTAATACGTCGCAAGTCACTGTCTGGCCGTTCACCAAAATAATCAATAAATTTACTTTCCGCGATTTGTGCACGATTCGGATCAAAGAATTCAGTATCAGGAACACTAAACGCTTTATGCAATACCCATTCAATCAGATGTGGATGGTGCGCTTTATGTAGATCGACTGGTGCATCTGTATCATCGACCATTGGTAGCAATGGTGTGCGATACCCTTCAATCTTGAGCTCACCATCTTCATCTGGCGTAGGCACCAAACGTAATGCAGTATCAGATTGAACAGCATACATAGGTCGCCCTGTCAGTTCACGCCAGTTCTCATAGTAACAACGGTCTAAATATTCCTCTGATACCAGTTCTGGATGACGACAGGTACGACTTGAATCTGGATCAAAGCGTAGACTGGTAATTTCATATAGTGCTTCATGTAATACATAGTGTGAATTACCCGACGTGACAGCTATCTTACACACATCGCTATTCTGACTTTCATGCACCAAGCGACCACGTATACATGCTTCTTCAACCGCATCATTGAGCCACGCTTTAACGTCTTCATCTTCATTAAAGTATGGCTCTAATCGCTTCAACAATATCTTTCTTAAACGGCGTATCGGTAAGCGCAATAACATATGGCAGTACTGCGGCTTGTACAGCTGGCGGTAATGACTTAGTAACTTCCGAAAGCGCATTAAGTTGTTGCTCTTGGTACGATTTAGAACTTGGCACATCACTTAAAATGACTTTCAAGCGTGTACGTTGTACATCATTGGATAAATACGGATAACCTTCCTCACTGACTTCAGGCTTATTAATCACCACTGTTCGATCCGCTGTGACCGCATCCCCTTCAATAATGACCACTTCTTCCTCATTGCCCAGATCCTCAACGATCATGGAAAGCAACATCTCACCCATCATGGTTCGACCTTCACGGAAGTTATCCATCATTTTGGCAAGCGTTTGATTCGACTGCTCAACCTGAATCTGTTCCTGACGACCAGAAGTAGCATTACTCTTTTTACCTTGAAACCCACTGGTGATATTAGACACACGTTCAATCGATGCACGGTTTTCACCCATCATTTGAAAATGTTGATCTGTTAGGTTGTAGTCACGCTTAATCTCAAAACGTGAACCTGGTTTGGCCATGTGCTGTTGACTTAACACAATATCAGCATCAGGACGTGCAACTTGACGACGTAATTGGTCATCCGTCATATCAACTGCGCCTTTGGTACGTTCAACACGTGTCACTGACATACCCCAACGCAACTTAGACAATGCGCTGTTTAGACTGTCTTGGCTGTACTTCATATCACGGACAAAACCATAAGGAATGCCTGTATTATCTTCACGGAAGCCAAAGAATGGTACGTATGGGAAATAATGGTGTGAATATGGTGTTTCACCATCATGTAAGCAATGTGGACCTAACCAATATGAACGGCGCACCTTAGAAACATTTGCTCGACTTGCTTGAGCCAAGCCATTCACCAATGCAATGTTATGTGCCATGTTGTCTTCATCGTATTCAACGACACGGCCATCTTTAAACTTCAACACAACAGTATTTTTCCAACGGCGATACCACATCTCAACGACATTCATCTCCTTTGAAGTGGGGTTATACCAATAGTTTTCTGCATGTGTCCAAGCACGTGCATTATTCCAAGCATTCTGTAAGCCTGTCGATACGCCACCATCTAAATAACCTGCATCATTCCACCATTGGCCACCATAACGACCACATAAATCAATCAGTTCTGCATGATCAGGGAATGAATCCTTTAAGCGTTTTGGATGAACCCAACGTGTACGTTGTAACCACCTTGCATCGGATACAGACTGTCGAGAATTTGTATAAACCACGTCACCTAATATCCCTGCATCTTTTGCCTGGGCCCATTGTCTAAGTGCATCAGCACCTTCAGAGCATCCATTTGACTTGTCAGGTTGATCAATAAAACGGTTGTCAGCTTGATTAAACTTCTTCTTGTAGCCTTCAATCCGCTCAATACCCAATTTACAACGCCCCTCATCGAACCAAGCCGTCTTTAAATTGGTTCGTGTTTGTAAAATACCTGTCGTCAATAACGTGATACGTGGAATAACTTCAAAACGATGGTTTGGTAATAAATCTTGTAGTTGCTCAAGTACCGATTTGTTGTAATCACCTAAACGTTGATGTGCTGCATCATGTGGAAGATAGTGCGTGTGATAAAGGTATGGTTTATCTGCAATAAGTTTGGCGTAATAACGTAAGTCTTCACCATGTGCTTCGTCATAATCAATAAACCGATCCTGACCGTTCATAGATTGATGGTGCCAAATAGCACAGCCATCATGATTACCAATATCCCAAAAGGTACTTGTAGGTACATCTAAAACTTCAATATCACCAATACCACCACGCTTACGAAGCATAAGCATGTCATTTGCATAATAATTACCTTCAGTAGACACCTGAAATGCTTCATCAGGGAATGATGGATACTCTTGCCACATCAAAGCTTGGTCGCCTGATAGGTCACTATCACGTGTAGATACATACCAAGCTCGTTGATCAGGATCTAAACGACATTCAACACCCATTTTTTCACGTGCGATAATCTCTAAACGATCAAAATACTGATGGTCTTTATGCGTAATAACTACAGACGTTGAGTCAACACGGTATTTTGGCTCTTGCCACCAAGCATAGAAATGCATGCGATAATCTTTAGGTGCAAGCTTTTTGCGTGAAGCATGGTTCTTTTGTGATATTTGAACCTTATCGAAGAAGTCACCACCACGACCTTCAGCAGTTGATTCAATCACTGCAATACCATTCGTTGGAACAGCAGGCAATGAACCGGTACGGATCTCTTTTGCTTTACCTGGTGATTGAGCGCAGATCTTCCCATACTCAGAAATGTGCAGGCGGTGCATGGTGCCGCCACGAAATGATGTACCTACGCTGATTTTTGAGCCATTATGCGCAAACTCAATCTCTGTACCATTATTGGTTTTTAATGGAAAGCGTTCTCTGATCTCAGGCGGTAAGTTGTCGTACGCAAATTTAATCTTGTCATTAAAAATATCACCTACGGTTTCTAAGTTTTGAGCAATAATACCGCAGTGCTGGTTCTTATTAAAAAGTGCATGATCAATCCAAAGAATACATACGAGCGTCGTTAGACCAAGCTGACGTGCTTTTAGAATAATATTGCGATACCAGATTCTTTTTAAAAATCGTTCTTGTGCTTCATTTGGTTTAAAAGGTAATTCATAAGTCGGAGCTTCTTCCATTTGCCCAAGCTCATTTACAAAGTCATCACCTTTAATTTTGATCTTATATAAGCAACCAGAAAAAATACGCCACATTGGATCTGCCAAGCATTGTTCTAATTGCTCAGCATTCGATGGCAATGGCATTAAGCTCTTGTTATAAATCAATTTACTCACCATTTTCACAATTATGGGGCGATTTTGAAGCGTGTACGTGCATGAAATATAAATGGTGTGGGTCATTAGTCGTTTCATTTACGTACATCGATTAATATTCAGGGTCATCTGCAACTGGCTTGAGTGCTGAGCTATTTCCAGTTGCAATGCGTTCGAGTAATGAGGTCAAAGAATCGATAGGTTTATTGTTCTCGTCATCCAATCCATAAGCCTGACGTTCTAATGCAACCAATGTTTTCATTGTGTCGCTGAGTTCTTTAATTGCTTTTACACGGTTCGGTAAGCTGATGACCTTCATATACAGATCATTTAATTTATCCATGCCTTTGTCGTCTGGATTGTAGAGAAGTTCACCAAGCTGTTGCAGTAGGTTTACATTCTCTGCACCGACCATTAATTCAAGCTCATCGAATAGCTTCATTGAAATGGATCGAGCACGAGATATGTCTTTACGCTGACCAAGGCGAATATCTGTAAGTTTGGTTGCGGCATCATCAATAATATCTTTATCGCGTTTGATGGTTACAGGTGTAACCAGTTCTGTAACCATCGCTCGCGTAACCATGTCATCAGACTTGGCTTTGATCTTTTCCGCAAGGTTTCGAGGGATGCCTAGCTTTGTAAAATGCTTGATGATTGCAGCGTGCGAAACAGGTTCATTGGTTTCTTCTGTGTACTGTGCTGCAAGCTGGCGAGGGCTAAGTATCCCAGCTCTCCACCCACACTCAATTCGGTCATAGTCAATTTTCTGTCTTTTATTTGTCATTATTGAGTTCCTTTTTCTTGGTTCTCTCCATAACATTACAAGTTGCTTTTCTACAGGCCATTGTGATCTTTACGGGTTCTGTGGGTAACGAAATAACTCCTGCTTGTTCACAAGCAATATCAATCATTACATCAAGATCATTATTTCCTGTACCAGCCCACAGCAAGCATTTTCTTACTTTTTTCACAGCTCCTTTTGACATGCCTATCTGAACTGCATACAAAGTTGCTTGACCAATACCAGATACAGTGTGTGTATAACCTTTAGCACCATCCTTGGCTTCAATAACACTTACACTTCCGTCGGTATGATAAATAACAATATCAGCTCGGCCATATTTAAGTGATTGTTCATAAATACATATGCAGTTAGCAGTCAACGGAATACGATCTTCAAAGTGCCCACACTCTGTAGATTCTTTAAATTGCTGAACTATATCTTTTTCAATACCATGAGGAATTTCGCCACTTTCAAGAATTCGTGACAATTCATCTCGTATTAATTGTTGTAAATTATTTTCTGCCATAATCATCAAACCTCATTTGGCTTAATGATTATGTATATAGGTGAGGTAGTCCAACCCTAGAGGGGTAGGATATAATCCAGCTTAACTTAATAGGGCAAGCATAATGGATTACAATAAAATTTTTGATTTATGCACTCAATCAATTAATGATTGGTCGATAAATACTATGCAACAAAATGGCATAAAGTTTGATATTGCTAGTGTTAATGCACCTTATTTACAATTCCTAAATCATCGCGGTAAGCTTATCTCAAATAAACCTAGAGTTGTCTCTTACTCTTCTACATTTCAAATAAATGAAGAAAATAGAGAGGGTCTAAATAATCTTGTTTCGGATATTAAGCATGGAAATGATATTAATAAATATTTAAGTAAGTTGATAAATAACGCTAAGATTCCTGATGGGATGTTAGACCATTTTGGGTGTAAACATTTTCATCTAGGTAATGTCTTGGAAGGGGCATTTATTAAACGAACCGGTGAAATTGCCTTAGCATTTGTTTCTGATGATGAAATTTTTTTTATTGAAGCAAAAACACACGGAGGAAACACTTCTCAGCTAATATGGTTTGAACAAAGTGTCGTTGAAATTTTACACAATGAACGCCCATCTTTAATAAGTAAGTATAAAGTTGAGGGATTTAAGGATATTACTCCTAAGTTTACTGATCCTAATGACATTAAAACTATGAGAGGAATAAACGTAAACACATATATAATAATAGATGATACTACAGCATACTCACCGATGAATCTGGGAAGCACTCTAGGTGGCTTAGGTGTAGAACTAACAATGAAATACATTCATATACAAAAAAGTATGTCACGTGCTATTCATGATTTTCTAAATAATTTTGAAAATGATTTTGAAAATGTAACAATCAATAATATTAAGGTCTATGATTTACAGGCAATTGATTACGGCGTTTTCAATCACTTTAAGGTTGATATAGATTACACAAACGATAATTACGATAAAAAGCATACTCAGCCATTTAACGCATGAAAACTTGATCATCTATATATCTCAATAATAAAGCCACCTTTTCGGTGGCTTTTTCAATCTAAAATATCGAATTACTATTCATCTTAATTAAAGTAAAACCGTAAGCGTGCGCTGAACCCCATAGCTATTTTTTAATTTTGGTCGGGTTTCCAGCGGTGCGGCAGCAATTCTTCTATTTGGCTCACTTTAT